ATGGCGCATGAATATTCGCTCTCAGATGTGCTTGAAAGGATGTATGAAAATCAGTTGGCACTTGAAGCCGCTGTGATGGAACTCACGCTCCGCCTGGAACAGCAAGGCTCAGTAGAAGTAGGTGAAAACGTGCGTGGTGCCTTAGAGGCGCTCGGTGAGAACGCGGGGCATATCAAGCAAGGTTTGGCTCGATTGAGAGGATCAGGCGCCAGTTAAGGAATCGAGACAAATTGTGAAATGCCCCAATCTCGGCGAAACCCACACGATTCATGGCTTATGGCAGCTTTCGACCTCATCGAAGGCAGCCACGGACGGCGAGAAAAAAGATCTATCTCGTTTTGGAAAACACCCGCATTCCTATATTTTTCTGTGTACGGATCAATGAACCCGGGGCCTCCAGCCTTGCCCCGTCCGTGATCGTCAGCTGCACCTCTATGCAGTCGCACTGCACTTCTCTTCAAAACTTTGCAATCTATGAAACTGCCACCCGCCCCTAGAGCCCCCCGGCCCGTCTGGGCTGCCGGTTCGTTTGCACCACATCTGGGTTTGCACAAAAAAAGGACGCAAACCCCGTCGGCGGGAGGGGGATAAGTGCTTTTCGCGTTCATTTTTTTACATTGCTCTCGCTTTCATTTCCTTTAGCCCTTTGCTTGTCGAACCTCTATACTCAAACCACACTCAACCTCACTCTTATGAAGTTTAAATACATGGAATTTAAAAAAGCGCTAACGGATCACTTTAAAAAATTCGACGCATCTCCAATGCTATTTATTGGATCTGGAATCTCGAGGCGCTATTTAGGGACCGAAAACTGGGAGCAGCTCTTACTAAAATTTTGCAACATAATTGGTGAAAATCCGCTAAGGTTAAAAACAAGCTCCAATGGAGACCTAACTAAGTACGCGCAATTACTTGCAAAAAGTTACGAAGCTTTATGGTGGGAACGGCCAGATGCAAAAGAAATATCAGAAGAATTCGCCGACCACTTCATAAATGACAGTTCAATTTTAAAAATTGAAATATCCCGATATTTGAAAAGCGCCCACGAAAACACAATAGCCGAAGTCAGAGAGGAGCTAAGCCTTTTAGAAAAGGCAAATATTGATGGCGTTATAACAACTAACTGGGACTGCCTAATAGAGAATACATTCCCTAAATTCACGACATTCATAGGGCAGGATGGACTAATTGCAGAGAGAAGCCATGGCATTGCTGAGATTTATAAAATACATGGCTGCTCTACCAGTCCCAACTCCTTGGTTCTAACAGAAACAGATTATGCTGAATATAGAAGAAAAAATCCGTACCTCTCATCCAAGCTGCTTACTATATTCATAGAGCGGCCGGTAATTTTCTTGGGTTACTCACTCGCTGATCCTCATATCGCGGACATACTCGAAGACATTATTGGTTGCTTTCCTGAGAAAAGTTTAGATTTTTTAAGGGACAAACTAATCTTTGTAGAATGGCACCGAGAGCTGGAAGAGCCTACTATTACAGACTCTATAATCCATAAAAGAATACCGGTTAAACTATTGCGCGTTCGAAATTTTATAGAGCTTTACGAGGTTCTTTCTGAAACAAAAAAACGCATACCTGCTCATATTTTCCGAAAAATCAAAGACGAACTATATGAACTTGTAATAACAGACGACCCTAAAGGCCAGTTGTATGTTAGAAATGAGAGCGATTTAGCAAACGGAGATTCACTTACGGAATTCGTTGTGGGCTATGGAGCTATCTCTACCACTAAAAAAGGTGAAGCCATTTCAAAACAAGGACTGATAGGTCTAGAGCGCTCTGACCTTATCCGGGATATTATTTTCGAGACAGGTAAATACGATTCTGCAGATTTGGTATCGACAGTATTCCCAAAACTTGCGAAAGGAAATATCAAGCTCCCAATTTATTATTATTTGAACGGAGCTGGCTATCTCAATGACGACGGTACGTTGAAGCAGAACATACCTGAACTGTGCGCAGGCGCGCAGGTTCGCTTCAACTTAAATCTTTTTACAGAAACGAATCGAGGCACTGAACTGAGACGATCGAAAACGGTACCAGAAGTTACCATCGGAGTTAACGAACTGTACCACAAACAAGGTTTTGAGCTATTCAACAGAATGCTACCTTACATGGAACCAGCGTTAATAAAAGAAGGCCTTTCTGACCTGGCAGAAATACTAAGAAAGCATATTGACACATCAAACGCGAGCGGACTAGCAAGACTTGCGTGCTTTTATGACTTAGTAAAATACAGTAACCGCTACTGAGACTTTCGCTTATAACAAATACATCGACACAACTAGGACGGTGCAAAAAAATGTCTAAAACTGCATATTCAAAAATCTATAGCAGAGAAGTAGACGTAGAACAGCTTTTGGCTCTTTATGGAAACCACTCGATAGAAGATTCCATTAACATACTGAAAGACATCCCTGATCACATCCGGCAAATGGTCAGCTTAGATATTCAGTGTCCATCTTGTGGAGTTGAGGGTGCAGTTTTAGTAAGCGGAGCGAAGTCTAAAAGCACAGCAAAATCACTGAGACAAGCCCACTTCCGCTTTACCAGTAACTCCAACGAAGACGCACACCGTCCTTTCTGCGAATTTAGTCCGAGCGATAACGACAGCCCAAACGTCTCTGAACTTATAGATTTTGGCTCAGCAAGGAGCCACGAGACCAGAGTTATTCGCGATATGGTTTGCAAAGGTATAGAAGCGAAGATTTTTGACCAATCTGATATAAGAGCAATGCGTCAATGGTTCTTTGACTTAAAATCTGCCAACACATACCGCTTGACTGCATCAGTAGATACGTTGACTTTCCTCTATCACCTTGCCGTAACGAACCCACATGATTCGTTTATACATCACCCAAGTCATGCAAGTATTCCAGGATTTAACTGGAAATATGCTGCTAGGCTGAAAATGACTCAAATAAATTCCGACTTAATCAAAGCGACTCAAGGCTTTTCGCTGCTCAATAACAAAGCTGAAGCTTCAAAACTTATAAATCGATATAAAGATACAGAAGTCTTCAATGTAGAGCCATTAGAGCCATACTATGATAAGACGATTGAGCTGTGCACTTTCTTAGCAAGAGCATTAGGTTTCCCAGCTAAGGCATGGGTAAATTATAGATGGGGTAAAGTCCCATCGGCGCTTTTAGCATTTTGCTCCCTACTACTAAGCGTTTCGGCCTGGGAAATTAATAACTCGATACAAAAACTTGCATTAATCCTAGAAAGCCCCGAACCTCAAAGCTCACTTCATGGAAATGTTATTGGGCTGAATCCTTTCACAGATTATAGCGCATGGAAAGCCATTAAAAAAATCAGTGAGCTAGAAAGCAAATTTGAAACACATTTCGATTTCAACACCGAACTTGAAATTATTGAAAATAATCTAAAAGAGGAGTACCTGCAATGGCGCAGAGATAATGGCTTGTCTGAGCAAATAAGTTTACCTAGCGCGCAGCAACACGCAATACCTCAGGTCGCTCCAGAAAATCCATTCGTTTGACCGCTTACAAAGTAATACTTTTCAATACTAGTGCAATAGCAGTGACTTTTGACGCTCTATTGATAAATGCCGCAGCGTCGGTAGGGTTTGGTGCCGGTCCAGGTAAATGGGTGTGCACAGATAAGTGTGCATTCATTTCCTGTACTAGTTCGAGTAACTCACCCAGCACCTGCAGGACATTCACCTCTTCGGAGCCCAACCAACTCTTAGGGGCGACCATCCGCTGGCTTACCGCAACCACACTCTGGCGTCGCCCCTGAATCCTTTCCTCCATATCCCCACCCACCGTGGCGTTATGCTTCTGCCCCACCACCAGGTTTAGATCCCGCCCGGTCGCCTGGTGCAAATCATCCACCGCCGCCAGGCTCGCAGCCCCGCCTGACAGCAGCTTCAACGCTCCCAGCGCCTCGATCTTCTTGATCCCACCCACTGACTCAGTTGAATGATCGTCCACAGTCCTGGTATGGCTCTGGAAGCTCTCCATGTTCTGCATCGCCTCCACTTCCCGCTCGATCGCCTTGTCCTGGATCTTGCCGTCCGTTTGACGCAGCCAGTTGCCGTCGGCGTCGACGCGCTGCTGGCAGGCTTCGCTGTGCTGCCACACCTGGTCACCCTTCGGTACCCGGGGCAGGCTCAGACCGTGCGGCAGGATCTGCGTGATAAAAGGTTTATGCGGTAGGCCGTAAGCAAAGCTGACCACAACCGTAGTGCCCTCTTCGGGGAAACCGAACATGCCAGCCTCTTGCCCGCCCATCGGTGCCGGCAACGGAAGGCCAGTCAGGATCGGCAGCGCGGGATCAGGCTCGCCATCAGGCAGCAGCACTTCCACGTCGACGCCAAAGCGCGGTCGGAAGTCATCGCACAGGCCAGGCGCGGCCGGCGCATCAGGCACGGCTACTACGCGACCAAAGCGTGGCAGGTGATAGCCACCGGTGAGTTCGGGAAATTGTCGCTCTACGCTGCGACGGATTGCGTCGTCCATTTGATCGCCATTTGGTTGCCGGCGAGGGTCACACTGGTGATCCTCTCGCCCTGGTTGATGGTGGCGCCTGGGCGCAGTCCTGGAAGGGCCGCGATCATTGCGCTCTGGTTGCCCTGGTAACCGTCGAACAGTTCGACGGGCAGCTGCAGCGGCGAGCGGACACCAAAGAAGCTGTCGGCCCAACTGCCCACAAACACTTCGCCGTCGCCCTGCTGCTGCCAGATAAAGTCGGGAATGCTGAACACGCTGGCCAGGCTGTCCATGGCCAGATAGCCGGCAGCCAGGCTGTAGAAATATGGCGCTTTGACCTTGGCGTATGCCTTGTCTGGCACCCGGAAACGCAAGCCGGTCTTGTCGCTGACCTCGGCCAGCACGCCCTGCAGATCGACGTGGCGAAGGTTCAGCGGCAGGGGCTGGGATAAGATCGCCGCCAGTTCACGGCAGACCAGGATCTGCTGCACGCTGTTGATCGCCGTAGAGCGCTCGACAAAGCCAATGAAGTGACGCTGCAGCGTGCCGTCGTTGTAGCCGACATCGAGCGTCACCAGGCCTTTGACTGGTGCGTCTGCCTGGATAGTGAAGGTCGCCCGGCCGGGACTTTTGATATCCAGCCGCACTTCGCCCTTGATCATCGGATACGGCGTGCCGCTGATGGTGAGTACCTGGTGCAGTTTCATGGTGTCGGAGCCAGCCAGTTATCCACCTTTTTCAAGGTGCGTTCGAAGCCGCTCAGTTCGTCCGGGCTGCCGGATCCGTCACCACCGCCGGCGCCGACGGCCGATCCCGGGCCGGATTGCGACGTGACGCTGTTGCCGGCGCGGCGACTCTCCACCCGCTCAGGGTTGGACAGTTTCTCTGACAGAGTGAACTGCACCAGCCATTGATTAAGGGTGTCGTCTTCCCGGGCGCTCACGCCGTCGGAGAACTGCACTTCGCGGATACCGAACGCGGCGGCGGTGTCGTTAACGATGCGGTACATGTGGAGCTGACCACCGCCCGCTGTGGCTTCCGCCAGGCGCATAAGGCTGCGCAGTTGCGGCGCGTCAACAAACGGAATAGCAAGGCTCACGGTCAGGGTTTTGGGCTTGAACCCCTTGTGCGCGGTCTGGCTGTTGCTGGTCTGCCCTGACAGGTCGTCGCTTTCGATACGCAGATTGGCTGTAATTTTCAGGCGCTTGCCCAGGACCTGCTGGCCATCAAGTAGAAGCGTCATAGACCGACCAGCTCCCGAACAAAGCTCAAACCATCCCGCGAGCCCAGCAGCAGCACGCCGGCGCACAGCACCCATTCGTGACCAGGTGCATCGCCCTGCAACAACGCACGGCGCAACTCGTTGTTGTCGCCCGGGCCCAAGATGCGCGCGCGCATGCTGTGGTCGGCGTTGCCGTCGGCCAGCAGGGCTTTCAAATCATTCAGCTGTTTGTCGCGGTCCTGCTGCTGGGCTGCTTTACGGCCAGCTAATGCGGCGAGGTCGCTCATGGGCGAGCTGTCGGCCGCGTAGCTCTCCAGGACGGCGATCTGCCCGGCCATGGACTGCTTGGCCGCTTTGACCACAGTGCAGCGCTCCAGGGACAGCGCAGACCAACGCGGCAAGGGCCCTGCGCTGGGGATCTCCCACTTGTCAGCCTCCAGCCGCGACAGGTTCCGCGCTCGACGTTCGGCGCGCACTAGGTCAGGGATCGGCAGCAGCGCATTGAAACGCGCCAGGGTGTCGGCGAACTGGTCCAGGCGCGTGCCCAAGAACATCAGCGACAACGCGTACTGAGGGCCATCCGGTCGGCCTTTATCGCTAACATCGACCAGTTTGGCGGCCAGCTGCTGCAGCAAGTTCGGTGCTGACAGAAAACGCTGATGGCCACGGCCGTGCCCTACTCCGCTTTGAAATGGCGTCACCGCCAGGCACGCCGGGGCCTCGCCCATCTGCCCCGCCAGTGCCGCACGGCCGGCCTCGATCGCGCCTTTGGCCGCGCCACCCACCGGCCCCGGGTTGGTGCTGGTCATGCCATCCAGTCCGGCCAGGCGTTGGCTGGTGCTGGCCAGCTCGCTACCGGCCAGTTGCTGGGCTGCTGCCAGGTCGCCCATCCATTGGGTGGACTGCTCAGGCCAGCGCATCGTCACCGGTGCCCAGGTCACGTGCGTGCATCCCAAGCCACGGCCTGCAGCGCAGCCAGATCCTCGGCAGCCAATGCCTGATCCAGAGCTTGTTTGAGCGCGTTCGCCTTCTGCAGCTGCACTTGCCTGAACGCAGTGAGGTCGTCACCCACCTGGCGGATCTGCTCCACGGTGTGGGGTCGGTAGTCTTTGGCACCGGCCTCGTCGCGGCATGCGTAGAGCGTGTCCCGGCCGGCCAGGATCACGCCGATAAGGTTTAGTTGATCATCGGTCTGGCTGCCGTAGCGGTGCATTGCGCCCAGGGCGTTCGATCCGAAGCCGCCGACCAGGGCTTTTTCGCACTGCACATTGATACGTTCGGTTTGCTCCTGGTGTACCCGGGCCAACGTGGCGGGGATGTCATCCACCCATTCGCCCTGGCGCCAGACTTGACCAGGTGCGGGCACGCTCAGGGTGTAGCCACTCGGCAGGTCACCGCTGCGCTCGATCACCAGGGCTTCGCCGGTGCGGGTGTTGTACACCGTCAACCCTTGGTAGGAACTGATCAGCTCCCAACGTTTGCCAGTCCAACGCGGCACCTGGTGCTTACCAGCGATCGGGGGCACATCCTCCACACACCCGCCAGGAATCAGCCATTCGCCCTCCTGCAGTGGGCAAGGATCTGCCAGCGCAGTGCCGATCAGAATGCCGATGCGGTCAGTTTGATAGACAGTCTTTATTGTCATGAAAACCTCAATACTTGATGCAATACAGGGCCGCGACGTTGCGCGGTCGGGCTTCGTTGCCGCCGTCCTGGCTCAGCGTGACGTTGTGGCTGTGAGTGCCAGACTCCGCTGCAGTTGCCGTGATGGTGTGGGTGTGTTCGCCGCCACTGTCCACGGCGACCTTTGCCGTGCCCTCGGAGCCCGTCCGACCAGGTGGCATATCGAGCACCCGGTGGTCGGCACTGGAACCCTGCCGGTTGATGGTGAAAGTGTGGCTGTGCGCACCGGCGGCAGAGGCCGTACCGGTGATCGTGTGCGCGTGGTCGCCGTCTTCGCTGGTCGTCGCGGTGTGGCTGTGCAGCAGGTTCTGGCTGGCCTGGCCACTGCCAAGACCACGGCCCGGGTCAACGCCCCGGCTTTCATCCAGGCCACGGATAAATTCGCCGCGCATGTCGGGCAAGTTGAACGTGTCCACCCCGTCGCCCTCGCCAAACGTCGTGCCGATCGCGGTGAATAGATCGGCAAAGGTGGTACGGCTGACAGCGGCGCCGTTGGCCTTGAGCCAGCCATACGGGGCAGTGCTGCGGGCAAAGGCGGCAATCATCCCGGCCAGCGGGTTCACCACTTGAACCATGGCCGCGTTCACGGCCGCCGTGGTCGCCAGGATCTCGCTGTCGTTCACGGTTGGGTCGTCGCTCTTGGCGTTGGGCAACACGCCCAGGCCCACGTCGTCCTTGGTCGTTGCACGGGCTCGCAAGTGGTCATAGTCGCCGGCGCGAAAGGCAAACATACCCACCAGTGGCCCGGTCACAGGCTCCACCGATCGGGCATCTGTAATGCTGGCACTGCTGTTCAGCGTGGCAATTTTTTCGCGGTAGTGGCGTACGCCCAGGCTATCCACGTAGTCAGCTTCCTCAGCTCCCCACACGACGGACCAGGACGCCACCACGTCATTCAGCTCACGCTGCAGGCACACGTCCAGCCAGGCCGTGGCGGGGAACTCCGGTGGCACGACCGCGAACGGTTCGGCCCGCGCCAAGCGGATGCCTTCGATATAGGCGGTGCCCGGCCTGAGCTGATAGGCCCCGTCGACTTTCTCCAGCTGCAGACTGCTGCCGAAGAAACACGCCCGGCCGAACACATCCCGATTGCTCAAGCGCTCGCGCTCATCGATCCCAGCCAGACGCAGGGTAAAGTCGTGCTGCCAGGTGCTGGCGTCGATGGTGATACCCGTCAGCGCCTGGGCACCGTCGAACACCACCAGGAAATTGCGGGTCAAGTTGTTGCCGACCTGGACGGGCGGAATGTTGCGGCGTTTTTGCTGCAACGCGACCGTGGCCACCGCAAACAGCACGCCTTCCTCGGTTTCCAGGCCGATCCAGTTGAAGTCCCAATCACCAATATCGGAACCAATCTGCGCGCTGTAAACCACCTGGCTGGGGTTTACGTACCCGCCCTCGTCGGCGCCGATCGGGTGAACGTAGACGATCTGGCCCGCCGGCGGTTTGCCCGCTGCACGGTTGACAGGGGTGTTGGGATCAAGGCCCGGGACATTGGCGAAGACAAAGCGCGACACCACCAGGCTTTGCTGGCTGGCTTGTTTGCGTGCGATCAGGTCTTCACCTGCAAGGGTAATACTGGCGCCCATTGGGACTCCTACAGGCTGGCGATCAGCGTTTGCTGGTCATCGTTGAAATGAATGGTGGCGAGGGCCATTGGCACGGCGGTGATGATCACGAAGTCATACCGGCGACAGGTACGCCCGTATTGCTGGATCAGCACGCGTACCAGCTCCGGGTTATCGGCGAGCTGGGAATTGGTGACGCGCAGTAAAATGACGTCCCAATCCCGCCCAGGCTGGCGTTCTTCGATCTCCACAAAGCCCACGCCCAGGCGCATAAAGATGCGCTGCAGGCCTGCCGTGCTGCCGGCGTCGACCGCGTTAATGAAGGCGTACTTGACCCGCAGGCGATACAAGCCCTCGGGCTCGCCCTTGAAGCGGGTGATATCGCGCTGCCAGGCCAACAGGTCCAGCACGGTGAGGTGGCAGGTATCCGCGTCCATCTGCAGCAGTGGCCAGCGCAGCCAGCCTTCCACCCGCGTCCACCAGGACTGGGCCGCTGCCTTGAGCTTGGCCAGCTCGGTCCCGTCCAGCCAGAACGGCAGTTCAAGCTTAATCATGCAGCAGCACCTCCAAGGTCTGGATCCGCGGGATGTTCAGCTCGCTGATGATGTCGGCCGTGGCAAAGCGCAACGACTCAATGCCGGCAAACTGCTGGTGAAGCTCTTCACCCAGGCGGCTAAATGAAAACCGCGACTGGGGATAGGTCAGCGTCGGCTGGAAGTCGGTGGCCGTGCTGTCGCGAAAGGCGGCGCGCACGAACAGCGCGGCGTTGTCTTTGAGGTATTCCCGCTGCTCGATCGTCAGCGTGGAGCGCGGCCATATCTCCAACTGCACCGTGTGCAGGGTCTCCGGCATGACCATCACTAACAGGTCATCGCCGTGGCCGTGGTTGCCCTGGTCGCGGATATGCGCGTTGATTTGCTCCAGATATGGCGCCGCCGGCACATCTGCCTCAAACAACACAAAGGCATTGGCGCTGCCCGGGCCACGCGGGGCGTCATGCTCGAAATACACGCCATCAGGGCGCACGCCCGGGAAGGCCGAAATCATCGCCCGATATACCGCGTCGGTGTGCCACTGGTTGACCGCTGAAAACTGGTTGCGGGTGCGCAAGCGCAGCTCGTCGTTGGGTTCAGGATCTGCACCTGGTGTGGTCAACCAGCCGTCGCTGTTTACCACCTGGGCAATGCCTGGCACCGGCACCGGCAAGATCGCGTAGTAACCCGGGGCCAGGTTGAAGCCGGCGCCGGTGTCGATCGCCTCGACCGGGATCTGCAGCTGCATCAGCCCGTCAGCGAATATGCCCACGGCGGTGGTCATCACCTGGTAGATATGGCCATTGATCGACGCGGACTGCACCAGTGTACCGGCCGGGACTTCCAGGACGCCGCCGGCGGCTTCGCGGGTGAACAGCAAAAAGCCCTTGGCCTTGGTCGCCCCTTTGCGCTCGACGTTCACCGCCCAGGCCAGCATGTCGAGCCAGGCACCCGCAGCAGTTTTGACGAAAAAGTTGGGCAGGACCGTGGCCACGAAGAAATCCAGAATCCACATCACCGGCTTGGTCACCAGGGCTCGCACCACCCGCCAGAACGGCGAATAGGCGCTGGTGTTGCTCAGCTTGCTGCCCTGGGCGGTCACTTCCTTTTCCCACGCCTGCAGGAGCCCCGCCTCGGTCGTGGGAATGCCGGCGTCGGCCAACGCCTGCTTAAAATCTACGTCGCTCACAAATCCACCTCGATGTTGCCGAATTTCAGGGTTGTCGCCGTGACCAGGTACTGGCCAGGCTGCAGCTGGGTGATCTGCGCGGTGCCCGGCACCAGGCGCTCATCAGCCTCCACCAACAGTTCCAGTTGCTGGATACAGTCGCGCTGCTTAAGCCGATCGCGCTCGGCCACCAGGGTGACCAGCAGGCCGCTGTCGCGGATCATGTGAGCGATGTCCTGGGCGATGCTGGCCCGGTCATCGATCAGCAGCGGCTGACGCGACGGGTCCAGCACCAGGTCATTGCCGGCAATCAGTAGGTCGATGTACTCGCTCATCCACCCACCGACATGGCGACCATGTTTTCCATCTCCAGGGACGTCATAGGCTTGCTGTTGTGGATCTCGACTTTTTCCACGTGCATGCCTTTGTTCCGGCTGCTGTTGTTGTTTTGGATACTGGTCAGCATCCCGCCCTGGGGCACGGCGTTAGGCCGCTCCGGCGACAGGCTTGGTATGGCCGCGTTGATGGTTTGCTGGGCCTTTTGCGCAGCTGCAGTGGCGTCCACGTTGTTCACGCCGATGTCGGTACCGGGCACCTCGGGCATAGCGCCAAAGCGGGTTTCAATGTCCACGCCCGGGATCTTGTTCAGCATTTCGATCAGGCCGTTGATGGCCGTGTGAAAGATGGCGACGATCCCGTCCCATGCGGCCTTGGCCATCCCGGACCAACCGCCCATTGAGGCGAACCACTCCGAAAGCGCGGTGAGTTGATCGCTGACCCACTTGAACGCCTCGCTGTTCATCAGCGCGTCCGTCCACTCGTTCCAGTACACGACGGCGGCTATCACCGCCGCGACCAGGGCCATCACGCCGATCACGATCCACACCACCGGGTTGGCCAGCAGCGCGGCGTTGACCAGCCAAATCGCGCCCTGCCACATGAGCATCACGCCGCGAACCAGGCCCAGCACCGCAGTCAGGCCGTACACCACGGTGATGTAACCCAGCATGAAAGCCTTCTGCAGCAGGAATACCGCTGTGGTTCGCAGGCTGATCATCTGCACCACTTTCCAGACCGTCACCATGGCCAACCACGCCATACGGCCGGCGCCGACGGAGAAGGTCAGCAGGGACATGACGGCAATCAGGGCCAAGATCGTCAGGGTGACAATGCCGATCACCCGGGTGATGTTCGGGAACATCTGCGTCCAGCGGGTCATGGTGCCGGCGATGCCTGATAGCTTGGCCATCAGCGGCGTCAGGATCGGAATCAACGCCTGGCCAAAGGCGATGCGCAGCGCTTCGACCGCTGCCCCGAACTGCTGCCACGGGTCGACCATGGCCATGGCCATGTTCTGCGCGTCCTCAAGACCACGCACTTTGCCCAGCTTGTCCATGCTGTTGCGCAAGCGGTCGGTGTCCTTGGCCAGGGAGCTGATCACTTGGGCTCCCTCCCCGCCAAATGCGTCCATCAGCTTGGCGCTGGCCGACGCGCTGGTCAGGTCGCCCAGCTTGCCCTGCAGCTTGTCCATGATCTGCAACATGGGCAGCGCCTTGCCGTTGGAGTCGGTGAACTTCATCCCCATTTTTTCGGACGCGGCGCCCAGGTTTTCAAAGAACGCCTTGTAGCGCCCGCCGGCGTCGCCGCCTTCCATGGTGCTGCTCAGCGAACCGATCACCGCGAACTGTTCGGCGATATCGACGCCGGCAGCGGTCGCGATCGAGCCGACTTCCTTAAAGGCGTCCTTGAGCTGGGCGCCGTCGGTGCGGAACAGCTGCACGGCCAGGGCGGTCTGCCCGCCGAGTTTTTCAACCCATTCGCCCTTGCCCATGGCGTCTGCCTGGCCTTTGAACAGGTTGTACATGGTGCCCACGTAGGCGCCCATGGTGTCGGCGTCGGACTTGGTGGCCTTGGCCAAAAGGTTGCTGGTGTTGGTGAAGGTCGCCAGCTGGCTTCCCGTCAGGCCCTTGATAGCGCCCTCAATGCTGTAGGCCGATGCGACAAAATCCCGGGCGTTCTCGCCATAGTTCACCGAGAATTCCAGGGCCTTCTGATTCAAAGCCGTCAGCGCATCTTCGGCCACACCTAGGGATTTGACTTCGCCCAGGGCGCGGTTCATCTCCAGCGCGGGCTGCAGTGATTCGTTGATGCCGACGAAAGCGCCCGTCACACCGGCCAGGCCCATGCCCATGGTCTTTATGTTCTTTTCGCTTTGCTCGGTCAGCTCGGAAAAGCCCATCTTCACCTTGCCCAGGGGCGCGGTGACCTTGTCGGTCAGGGCCAGGATGAAGTCCAGGCGGGCGCTACGATCGGCCATGTGGTTTCTATCCGTTCAACGCATGGGCAATGCCGTTTGCTACGGCAAATTCCATGCGTTTCCAGTGTTCGTCTTCCAGCCACTTGGCCGTGCCCATGTTCTCGATGCTGGGCTCGGCACCAGGTAGCCAACGGTTGGTCAGGGCCAGCAACTGGCCCAGGCCGTCCTCGGTCAGGCGCTCAGCGTACTCAAGGGCTTTTTTACGATGATCCCGACGTCAGGCGCGTATTCCTCAAGGAGCGCGCCGGCGATTTGCATGGTGTTCACCGGGTTGGCCATCAGCTCGCGCAGAGCGGCTTTTTCAGCAGGCAGCACGGTGCTGCTCAGCAGGTTGAAGGACGGCGCCACCTTGTTGTTGGCGGTCATGGCGTTGAAATACTTGGTCACGTCCTGGGGGGTCAGGGTGAAGGTGAATTCCTGAGTGCCGATTTCCAGGGTGATGTCGCGGGCTTGGGTCTGGCTCATGTTCGTATCCGTTCTGGTGGTTGGTTTGAAGTGGGTTCAGGTCAGCGCAGGCAGACCTGGTGCACGTAGTCCTGCAGGCCCAGGATCATTTGCTTGCTGCGGGCAAGCTGATCTCTGAGGGTGAAATAATCCGGTCGAGCGTTTGCTGCGAGTTCGGCGGTGGTTGCATCAGCCACGCTGCCGGCGCTGGCTTTTTGGGTGCTGGCGGCGCCGCAGGTGGCGTTGACGCGCAGCCGCTGACGGCGACCGTCAACAGCGCGCTGCAGCTCAAGGTTTGAAGCGCGTTCATCGTCCAGCTCCAAGGTACGTTTGAGGTCGATTGCGTCACGGTCTGCCAACATCTCGCCGCTGACGCGGGCGGCTTCACGAAGGCCCGTCACTTCGAACAAAGCACTGTCGCGCTCGCCCCGTGCCTGGTCGCGCTGGCCAGCAATACGGTCATAGCCAGCCCAAACCAACAGGCAAAACAGCAGTAGGAAGGGCGCATCACGCATGTTCATAGGCCGTCTGCACACATCGCGGCTTCCGCCCGCCGGCGCGCATGCAGCCCGGGCACGAAACGCTTGCGGCCCTGGGCATCGGTGACCGACGACCACACCGGGCTTTTGCCATCGGGGCCCCAGGCCAGCGCCGTACAGCCCTCGGCGATCTTGCCGGCATTGATCAAGCCCACGGCTCGACTGGCGCAAGTGCTGGGGGTACCGAAGTTGTGGCCATGGCTGCTCAGGGCGTCGAAGGTCTTCTGCCCGATCGCCTGATTGGTAAGGCAGTCAGCCAGCGCCAATTGGCCTTTCTCGACCACCAGCTGTTCAACCTCGGCGCAGCGCGCAGGCGACCAGTAGTCACCCACAATCAACGGGTAGGGGCTGGTGTAACGGGTGATGCCCTTGCACACGGTGGGCAGCCCACGGGCCAACTGGTCGGCGTAGACGACGTTCTGGCCCTCCCCTTCCCACTTGCCCAGAAAAGCGAGCAAAGGAGCACTGGCCAGCACCAGGACACCGGTGGCGATCTTGATACGCAGGTTCACGACTTGCCCTTCCAGTCGTGCAGCATCTGGCGATACTTGGGAACCAGCAGAAGGATCTGCAGCACCATGTAGAGCGCGGTCAGCATGTAAGCGACCGCCGACCAATCGACGGTTCCCGTTACACCTGTAGCGGCCACACCGATTGCGGGCGACACCTTGGCCAAAGCAATGGCAGTGTCCTGGGCGACCTGATCCGCGCTCATCGCAGAACCTCTTTCTCAAAAATAGTTTGGCAAGGCACGCAACGGGTCATACCGCCCAGCGCCTGGCGTTTTTCCGGGATCGGCTTATCGCAATCTTTGCAATGGGTCAGGCTTGGCCCGCTCGGCCGTGCGGTAGCACGTGCGGCCGCGATCGCAGCATCACGCTGACGTTGTTCCAGGGCCTGGGCGCGATCGAACGGGCAAACCATCAGCGCAGGCCCTCGATCTCAGCCGACGCCAGGTACGGCACGCCGTTTACACGGATAAAGTCCGGGCTGGTGACGTCAAACGGCACCTTGTGCTTGGATTTCTCGCCGCCTTTAGGGTCGACACTCAACAGGCTGGACACCTTCAACTTGCAGCCGAAGGCTTCAATGCGCAGCTCTTCTTCGCCGGCCTTGGCAAAGAACACCGAGTCGAAGGGCTCCAGCTGGCGGAAGCTGCCGGCAGTGCGTGCGGCCTCAATCAGCAGGTTGAAGTTGCTGGTATCGAACTCAAATTCACCGCTGGCTGCCACGTCGCCATCGACATGGCCGTTGGGCACGCCCCGGCTTTGTGCCACGGCCGTGTTATCGGTGATATCCAGGGTGCAGCTTTCGACGTGGACCTGCAGGTCGCCCAGGTTGATGTCGAAGTTTTTACCGCCAATACGGGACATACGGGATTACTCCGAATCGTCGTTGGAAAGGTCCAGGGCGATATTCGCCGTGAGGTCTTTCGGGCAATTGAGGGGCTTGATCTTGATGTACACCTCGACCTTGGTTTTGGTGTGCCAGACCAGCTGGATGTCGCCGTCTTTGGGGGACTCGATCTCGCCCGGGAACACCTGGCCGGCGAACGTCGTGGACTTGGCCATCACGCGCAACGGCTTCATAAAGGCGCTGACAGCGGCCGCCATGCTGTTGGCCGTGTTGTTCAAACGCCGATCGGCAACACGCAGGATCAACAGCGGACGGACCTGCCGCGCGGCCTTGTCGGCCAATCGCAGGTACTCCACAACCTGGAAGTCGCTCGCTGGGGCATCGAGCATGTTGCCGTCAGCCCAGAACACACCCGGGTAGTCGGGGTAGGTTTGCGAAACCGAAAAGCGGGCTTTGTCGAGTTCTGAGCGGACTGCCGACGGCAACGGCACGCCGTCTTTGTCCTTGGGTACGTTACCCAGGGCCATAACGGCACCGGTGGCCACACGCATTGGGCTGTCAGCAATGCTGACGCCGGCATTGGCCAGGCGCCCAGCCAAGACGCCCAAGTCATTGCCGTGCAACTGGGGCACAACCAGGACACGCGGCGCGGCCAGGTCTTTGGTGATCGCTTTCTGCTCTTTCACGTAGTCGGACCAGGACTGCTCCGCGACGATGCCGGCAGTGCCGGCCATCACGAACATCCGACGGCCGTACGTGTTGCTGACCGCAATGGCGGCGTCGTGCATCGCGGAGAGTTCGGCACCAGCGGCCACAGGTTTGGTGATCACCACCGCTTCAACGGAATAGCCCTGCTGTTGCGCGGCTTCCAACGCTTCGGTCCAGGTGCCATCTGCAGCGACAGGGGCAGCCAGGCATGCCCAGCGATCGCCGCCATTGGCTTTGGCGGTTGCGACCTGGGTTTTCAAATCACTGACCGGCTGACCCAGCATTTCGTCCAGGTCGCTGTCGGTATTCAGGGCGATCAGGCTGCCGACGCTCTTTGCGCCGGGGCCGATGAACAGGAAATAGCGCTCGATCTCGGTCACGGCGCCCTGGCCGAGGTTGAGATTGTTGACGCTGACTTTGCCAAGTGCCATGCAGGGCCTCGTTATTTGGGGGAGTTGAGGATTTGTTCCAGCACCTGGTTAACCAGCAAGCTGGTATCCCGATCGGAGCTGACGCCCAGGAACTGGCGCTTTGGCAGGGTGATTTCCCAGCTTTGCGCGCCGTTGCCCTCGGCTTTTTCGTCGGACAGGATGCGTATCAGCAGGCCTGCCTTGGCGTAGTTCACGTGTTCTTGAATCCAGGCCACTGATGGCCGGGCCAGGCTTTTCTTACCCTTCTGGCGTACCTTGAAGCCCAGGCGTCGCAGGCGTTTTGCCTGTTTGTCAGTCGCGGCCAGGCCCTCGGGCACCTTGTTCCACCGGCGCATCTGCGCTGCAGTACGGCGCTCGGTTGCGCCGTGGTGTTGCTGTGCAGCAACCCAGCCGGTAAGGCCGTTGCGCCAGCCCAGGGTCGCGGCATCCGCGCTCACACTGGTGACCTGGAGCAACTTGCCCAGGCCGGCTTCCATCCTCTTTTTTCCCTTGCCGTCGCCCTTGCGTGTCTCGAAGGGCGTACCGTTCAAGTTGCGCTGCTCACGAATGCGCTTACGACTCATGGTGCGCACGCGCTTGGTGACGTTGTTCAACAAACGCCGGCGCAGCTGCGGGGGCAGGCTCAACAGGGCGAGTTGTTCGCGAACGCCGAGGTGGCCACGTACGTCCAGCTCGAAAGTGCTACGCGCCACGGTTTTGCACCTCGCCGTGTTCAGCGGTCCACAGATCGAAGGCGACCAGGCCCCACTTTTTCCCGAACGCGTCGACCAGGCCGTTGGGGTCTTCGGCCAAGTGCTGCGGCTCGACAAACTCCAAGGTCAGTTCCAAGTCCGCTTCGTCTGGGGTGACCTGGTCGACGGCGAAAGTCGGCGCCGGCAGATCGTCGTCCCGGTCGGGATCGTTGGATTCCAGCCAGCCGCCCAGGAGCGCCATCAACAGCGCCGGGTTGCCGGCGAAACGCTCGATCACGAACACGGCGCGATAGCGCATATCGCCCATGTGCAGGCCCTGGGTGGTGTCCTTCCAGATCAGATCCAGGTTGACCTGCTCGGCCCAGCTGTCGATTTGCTCTGGCGGCACCAGGTTGAGGCCGATTAGGTAGGCGGTCAGGGCGCGCAGCTTGTTCATAGCAACGCCGCCGTGATGCGGCCACGGCCCTGCAGCGAGCGCACGGCCTGTTGGCTGAACGCCAGGAAGGTTTCCGGGCGATCGGGCAACTCCTTGCCCAGGTTCTCCGCGCTGTCACGGCGGATGATGGTTGCGAACTGGGTCAACAAACTGGCCTTGGCTCGGCAGTACACGGCACGCTTGTACGTCGCCGCTTGAAAGGTGCGCTCCGGCAGGACCGTGGTGTCTGCAGACTCAACGTTTGACACTCCACGGTCCTGCCAGCGCGCTTTTAACTCGGCCAGGTCGGCATTTACCTCGGTCATCGCCGTGGTCAGGTCAGCGCCCAGCATGTCCAGCACATACTCCGCCGGAAGGCGATACCCCTTCTGGAATTCAGACACGGAGAGGTTCGGCCAAAAGCCGTCGTTCTCGATCTGCTGTTCCACCAGGGTGGTGGGTCTACCGGAAAAGCTCATTGCTGGGCGCTCAAATAGGGCGGGGAGCCTGTTTTCAGTGGGACGGTCCATAAACGGGCGGCTCACTTCCACAAGTCCCCGCTGGGGGGGGTAGTCGGTTACTCGGTGGCCGGGGTAGCGGCCGCTTGTTTTGCCAGGGCCTTACGGACCTTTTCGATACGGGTGTCATTGCCCGCCTGGGCGTACAGTTCGGTCGAACGCTCCAGGTGCTTGAGCGCGGTTTCCAACTGGCCCGCTTCCATGGCGCGCATACCGATCAACTTGTGGTATTTGCTCGGGATCTGCTCCGTCAGCTGCCACTTACCGTCAACCAGCGGCAGCAAGTCGGAGAGGTAAGGCTCCGGGCTGCGATTGGCTTTGTATTCGGCGTAGGCCCACTCGCACACCGCGTCGGCGACAAAGGTCTGGATGTCACGGCGCTTGAAGCGCTCCGGCATCTGCTGGCCCTGCTCGATCAGCACGTCTGCCAGCTCCAGGGCGTCTTCGAATTGGGCGGTGTCGAACAGCCAAACCAACACCTGCACCGCAACGCGATTCGGGAAAACCAGCCCCGACTCGCAGTAGCGCTGGACGTATTCCTGGTACTTGGGCAGCAGCTCATCGCGCTTGAGTGCCTGGCGCCCGGCCAGGCCATTGATCGCGCTGATACGCGCCAGGTCCTGGTCCAGTGCGGCTTCCTGCAGCAGCAGATGCTTGCGTGCATTGGCCGGGCTGCTAAGCGCATCACTTGGTGTGTAGGCCATGCCTGCAGTGGCGGCGAGTGCCGCTACTGCAGTAGTGCCCAAGGCCTGGATGCGACGTTTATGCGCCAGGGCCAGGCTCACGCGACCACCAACTCAACGTTTTCAGTGAACGCGATCTTTTCCAATTGCTCGATCACGTAACCTTCGTTGCGGCTGTTGTAGTCCTCGACGCGAGAGCGTTTCGGGTTCTCGATCGTCTGCTTGCGCCAGCTGGTGTCCTGATAGTAAATCGACAGGTTGTCCCAGCTGGTGACAAGCACTGCGTTGACCGGGAAGTTCGGCACGCTGAACGCGGGCAGGCCGCCATAGGTCGCAATGACCTGAGCGTTTTCGATGCGCTCTTTTTCAGTCGGCGTGTCGCCTTGCTTGGTGTAGAGCTTGGCTTTGTCAGCGGCGAGCAAGTCGGTGCCGATGATTGCCACCAGGTCGCCGTCTTCGCGCAGGATCTCGTCCACCATTTGCTTGGTGTCGTGCACCAGGGCGTCAAGGTTGGCGTAGTCACCACCGGCACCCAACGTGATCTTGCCGGCAGTAGCGCCCTCTTTCAGAACCTGCTGCGGGGCCTGCTCGCGCAGTTGCTGCAGCCAGCCCTTGTTCACGTCCTGCAGCTTGGGATATTTCTCCAGATCGGTATCAACAGCAGCATGGGTGCCGTGGAAGCCAATAACGATCCGATCCTGCGCAATGCGCTTTTGCACGGCAGCCGAATAGCGCTCTTTGAAGTCTGGAAACTTCGCCCAGGCGTCAATTTTGGCGTACGGCAAGCCTACGTCCGACTGAGTATCAGCCAGCTCGTAAGTGGTGTTGTCGAGCGCCGACGCGTCCTTGGCTTCGCGATCGGTGGTCTTGGTGTTGGTACGGCCGGTAACCGGGCCGTTCACGCCAATGAAGACCTTTTCACCCTTGATCTCACTCACCGGAACGACGTTGATACGCTCCAGGAAGTCAGCTTTCGCAGTGATAGCGTCGTTCAGTTCCTGAGCAATCGTCGGGTCCACACTGAACATGCGGCTCGATCGCTCGACGCCGTACGCTTCGGCCATTGCTTCCTGCAGTTCGGCATATTGTTTGGCGCCACGGGCGCTTAATGGCTGGGCCATATCAGAGCACCCGCTTTTTGGTGGTGGTCACCGGACCGGCGTTACGCGGCAACTGGCGACCGGTCGAGGTGTCCTGCAATGCGGAGAACTGCTTTTGCAGCTTCTCCAGCTGAACCAGAACGGCCTTGTTCGACCCGCCGCTACGGCGGAACTCACGTTCTTCCTCGGCGGCAGTGACGATCTCGTCTACGGCCGCGCTCACGTCGTCGATGGGTGCTTGTTCGGGTTCTGGCGCATCTGCGGCGGCGGGTTCAATCACAGCCTGAATGCCGGCAGCGACGACAAGCAGCTGCTCCAGCAGGGCTTTGAGGGCCGTTGCGGTAGCTTCATCCATTGGGGTTTTGCTCTCAGTTGGGGTGGTGGGTTCGGCGGGCTCGGCGTCCGTGGCAAAGCGCTTGAACAGGCCAGTGAGCAAGCCGATCAGCTTGCCGACCTCGCTCTGCGGTTCGGCTTCAAAGGAGCCCAGCTCGACGGAGGCGGCATAAAAGGAGTTTTGGTGGGTCTGCTTCGAAAAATAGAGTTCCTGAGTACCCAGGCTGGCCGGCTCATCGGTGACGCCAAGACCTGTCAGGTAGGCTTTTCCGCTGCCGGCGAAGTTCGGGGTGATCTCGATGCTGGAGAAGAGCTTTTGACCCTGATCATTTAGCTGCAGTAGGCGATCATTCGGCTTGAGCTGTGCCTCCAAGGCGATCTGCCCAGGCTCCAGATCTTCGCCCTCTTCCACCAGGCGCACCGCAAACACGGTGCCGTGGGAGCCACTCCAGCGTTCGTGGTCGCACCAGATGACTGCCGTGTATTTGGACGGCTTGTAGGTTTCAGCGATATCGCGCAGTTCCTGGGGAAGGATCTCGCGACCATCGGCGGTGGTGCCGCTGGTGGCGACACGTTTCCAGTACGAAACAAGGGAACGGGGCATGGACGTTAACTGCGCTCAATCGGTTGAATGAGCCGCCACGATAGGGAGCCGACAAGCCCCAAACAAACGGTTCAAATGCGCGTTTCTCCTAGATTCGACATCTAGGAGAATCACGGAATTTAACCTCGCGTTTCCAGCGTTTTCGCCGCATAGACTGCGGCATATGTACTACTCGACCGAAGTTAAAGAAGCCGCCAAACGCCTGTTTCTGCGCCGCTGTAAGGCCAAGGAAATTCAGGCGCAGCTCAACCTGCCCAACATCCGCATCGTCTATTACTGGATACGCCAGGGCGGATGGGAGGACATGCTGTCGGACGAAGAACCGCTGACCGCCGTTGGCCGGCGAATCACCCTCCTCCTGGACAAAGCCAGCAGTTTGACCAAAGACGAGCTCAACGAGCTGGACCGGCTGACCACTGTTCGCGAGCGACTGCTAAAGCAAGCGATCAAACCGTTGCCGGCGCCCGCCGGGGAATCTGCTGGCGAGTCCCAGGAACGTCGCCCTGGTGCGCGTGGCGATCGTTCAGGCCGTGGCGAGGGTGGCGGGAAGAAAAAAGAAAAGAAGGCCAAGAACGACATCAGCGGGCTGACCGAAGTCGACTTCCTGGATAAGTTCATCAGCAAGATGTACCGCTATCAGCAGGAACTGTTCGCGGCCAAGCAAAACCCGCTGACGAGCCGAATCCGCAACATCCTGAAAAGCCGCCAGGTAGGCTTGACCTACTACTTCGCCGGCGAAGCCTTCATGGACGCGGTACTAACTGGTGATAACCAGGTGTTCCTGTCGGCAAGCCGCTCGCAGTCGGAGATTTTCCGCAGCTACATCATCCAGTTCGCCAAGCAGTGGTTCGACATCGAGCTGACCGGCAACCCGATCACGCTCAGCAACGGCGCCGAACTGCGCTTCCTATCGACCAACAGCAGCACCGCTCAGGGCTACCATGGCCATGTGTACGTGGATGAGTACTTCTGGATCCGCGACTTCGAAAAACTCAGCACCGTGGCCAGCGCCATGGGCACCCACAAGAAGTGGCGCAAAACCTACTTCTCGACGCCCAGCGCGGTGTCGCACCAGGCGTATCCGTTCTGGTCGGGCGAGGAATTCCGCAACAGCAAACGCGGCAAGAAAGCCGGCGGTACATGGCCCACCGAGGCGTCCTACACCCAGGGCGCAATGTGCCCGGACGGCCAATGGCGCAAGACCATCACCATCCAGGATGCGATCGATGGCGGTTGCGATCTGTTCGACCTGGAGCAACTGCAGCTGGAGTACGACGAAGACAAATTCCAGCAACTGTTCTATTGCAAGTTCATCGACAGCAGCCAGAGCGCGTTCGGCCTCAAAGACCTGGAGCGGTGCTATTCCGACCTGTCGTTGTGGGAGGACTACAACCCCGAACTGGATCGCCCATTCGGCAACAGCCCCGTGTGGCTCGGCTACGATCCAAGCCGCACCCGCGACGACGCCACGTGTGTGGTGGTCGCCCCGCCACTGGAGCCCGGGGCGAAATTCCGCATCCTGGAGAAGCACAGCTGGCGGGGGCATTCGTTCAACTACCAGGCCGCCCAGGTCAAGAAGCTCACCGAGCGTTTCAACGTCCAGCACATCGGTATCGATATCACAGGCGTGGGCTATGGCGTGTTCGACCTGGTGCGCGACTTCTACCCTAAAGCGACGCCTATCCATTACAGCCTTGAAACCAAAAATCTGCTTGTACTCAAGGCCCAGGACACGATCCAAGGCAGCCGTATCGAGTGGGACGCCGGATGGACCGACATCGCCCAGGCATTCTTGACCATCAAGCGCGGCACCACCAACAGCGGCCAAGTCACCTACAGCGCTTCGCGAACTGACGCCACAGGCCACGCCGATATCGCCTGGTCGATCATGCACGCGCTTTTCAATGAACCCCTCAACACCAACAAGCGGCGCCGTAGCCGCTACGTCACGAGCGGAACCAATGCCCAAGCCACGACACAAAAGAACCCAAGCCAGCCAACAGGTGCAGCAGCCACAGCCCATGCGGGCGTTCACCTTCGGGGAACCCGAACAGGTGCTGTCCGGCAACATCGGCGAGTACCTGGGGGTGTTTCTCAGCGACGACGGCGAAATCTACAAGCCGCCAGTGTCGCGGGCGGGCCTGGCCAAGCTGCTGCGCGCCAACGCGCACCACGGCGCCATTCCCAAGTTCAAGCGCAACCTGCTGCTGCGTGAATTCATCCCGTCCGAGGGCTGCAGCACGCAAACCATGGGCCGGGCCAGCCTGGACTACATGGTGTTTGGCGAGGCGTATTTTTACCGCGACACCAACGCCTTCGGCGAAGTCCTGGAGATGCAGCACCTGCCGGCGATCAACATGCGGGTGAAGGTCGATGGCGGTTTCAGAATGCTGCTGCCCGACAGCAAGTACATGGACTTCGACCAGGACGAAATCGAACACGTCCTGGACTACGACGTGGAACAGAACATCTACGGCGTGCCCGACTACCTGGGCGGCCTGCAGGCGCTGTTGCTAAACGAAGCCGCAACCCTATTCCGCCGGCGCTACTACAGCAACGGCGCGCACGCGGGTTACATCTTCTACACCAACGATCCGGACCTGACCGAGGAAGACGAAGACAACCTGCGCGCCCAAATCAGCGCCAGCAAGGGTGTGGGTAACTTTCGCTCGATGTTCGTCAACATCCCCAATGGCAAGGAGAACGCGATTCAGATCATCCCCGTGGGGGATTTTCAGGCTAAGGACGAGCTGGAGAAGGTGAAGAACATCACGCGCAACGACGTGATCGCAGCATGGCGGATGAACCCTGCCCTTGCCGGGATCATCCCAGAAAACAACGGGGGCTTTGGTGATATCGAGAAGATTGACCGGGTGTACACCAGTAACGAAATCAGGCCGATCTGCCAGCTGTTTAGCCAACTGAATGACAGCCTAAGACTTGACAGGCGTATCGACTGGAGAAGACTCGATAACGCAGTGGAAAGCACTATCTGACGTCGCGAAAATAGAGAAATATTCTGCATCGCGTGCGAAAATAGTGGCAATTTGCTGCGCCCTGGGGAGGGAACATGAGAGTTACTTGTAAATGCGGACACAAGGGTCGAATAGCATCACGTGAGGTGCTTTCAGCGGACTTTGCGAAACTCTATTGCCAGTGCCTCGACGCAAGGTGCGGACACAGCTGGGTCGCCAATCTCACGTTTTCCCACACGCTTAGCCCGTCCGCACAAACGTTCGACAGGCTCCTGATTGATCGACTGCGCGACATGCCCAGGGCCCAACAGCGGGAGCTGTTTGAAAAGCTGGGATCCCAGGCAGTCGCATGAAACGAAACGCCGACAACGACGTGCCGGCGGCTAATAAATTAATCTGCGTCGGACTGATCCGGGTTACTTATCAGGGCCTCCGTAAGTCTGCGCAACTGCTCCTGGTCACGGCGGGGCAATTGGCGATAGAAACCGATCAGTCGACGCTCGGTATGCGAAAGCTCGTGCAGCGCAGATGCCGCCATTTCAACGTAACCGACATCGGCGTTTGTGCGATCCAACATGCTTACCACTCCATAAAATGCATTGCTGATGCACTTATATGGGGTCTGGTCCGCTATAGATCAGGAACGCCTGCCTCAATTCACGCCCTTGGAAGTGTCATCAGCTATGGCTTTGAGGAAGCGTCTAATCGCTCTTTGATCATCCTCAGAAATACTTCGGTACTGCTGAATAATGCCATCTTCAACATCGGACAAAGCATCCGCATTGAGCGTGGTTCGGACCCCTTTCACGATGTAAAGGACATCGAACCCAAGCATGCTCGCAGCCATGCTCAAGTAAGACGCGGGGGCATCACTCGCGCCGGATTCGTAGTTTCCCTGCGTTCTTTTCGAGACACCAAGATGTTCCGCAAGCTGATCTTGCGTCAGCCCTGCCTGGGCGCGTTGTTGGCGCAACCGCGCGCCAATCTCTTCGGAGAGTGTCAATATTTTTCCATCCAGATATTTACATTGGCAGATTTTTGCCACATCCTGCGCTCGTCATCACACGAAAACGCAAGGAATTGCACTATGCCCAACTCCACCATCACCGAGCAAGCTCGCCAGCTGGCACGCGCATCCTTAGAGAAGCGTGGTCAGACGGCGAAAAACTTTGCCGCTCTACACAACCTGAACGCCAGCACCGTGTACGCAGTACTGAATGGCCAAAGCCAATGTCGTCGTGGAGAGGCACACCGCGCTGCCGTTCTGTTGGGTATTAAAGAAGGCGTGATCGGACAGTAATGGCCAGTGCACTGAGGGAACAGCAGAAGATGAAAAGCCAGGTTCTAAGAACTCGCCGCGAAGTGGTGAAAGCAATTATTTGCACCTTCGAAGGTGGGCGCGAATGTGCCGCTGCCCGGATCGGCCTCCCGCTCAAGAAGTTCGATAACCACGCCTATGAGAACAACAACTGCCGCCCGTTGACGGACATGCAGATTTTTCAACTTGAGCAAGTGACTGGCACCCAGCACTTGGCCAACTACGTAGCGGCAATGTACGGCGGCATGTTCGTACCCGTGGCTCACCCCGAGAGCCTGGACAACGTGGAGATGTATGCGCGGGCTATGCAAAGTTCGGCAAAAAAGGGAACGGTCGATCAGATCATCGCCCAAGCACTGGAGGACGGTGTGATTACCGATACCGAAGCCGAGTTGATCCAAAACGCACACACGCTGCACATGGCGGCACGGACTGCCGAGGTGTATGCCGCGATCGATCTCTACCGCGTCAAATCGGGGAACGTCCAATGAACACCCAAACCAACACGCCGGACTATCAGGAGTGCATGCAGCGCGCCGCGCTGGCATTTCTTGAGCGTCATCAAGCTGAACACCTAGGCGATTTTTCGACCCTTCTAAACCGTACGGTCAATCACCTGGTGAACAGCCTGGACGTGGCAGAGCCAGTGGCAATCAAACTGACCTCCTTGGCCCACGTTGAGCTGGTCGACATCGCATTCCGCCAACGCCTCGATCTGGATTTCAGCAGCGATACCGTTGTGGTGATTAAAGATCCGGTCAAAGGGTTTTGCTGGTCCGTTCCCGTCAGCCTGATTTACGAACGCATTCTGAACGCCCCTGACAGCGTGCGTTTGCGCTCTACCCACTCGTAACACCAACCCAACCAATCGCCGGTCCCACAGCTCGTGGGTATGGGTGAGCTGCGCCTGAAATCGAGGTTTAACGATGGCCAACGCCGTAATTGTCACCGCTCAACTGCCATCTGCCGAGGCCAAGGCGCTGCTGCTCGCTCTGCGTGAACAGTATCGCTTGAGCCTCAATGAGCTTTGGTACGACGACCAATTTCGCTTTGTTGCGGATGGCCAGCGCCACGGCGCGATTCTCGCCCACTTCCCGGTGATGGCTGCGCAAAAACGCCTTATGGCAGCCCTGTCCCACAGCCTCAAAGCAGTGAAGTAACCCCATGAAAGAAGATCTTCGCCACGACGTGTTGCAACGCCTGCAGTCCGATTTCGGGCTCAAGCACCGCACGGGCACCGACTACATGCGCGGCGGCACCTGCCCAAAGTGCAAGAAGAAAGAACTGTATTCCCGGTTCGACACGCCATGGATGGTGATCTGTGGTCGCCCTGAAAAATGCGGCCACACCCTGCACGTAAAAGAGCTGTACGACGATTTGTTCGAAGACTGGAGCAAGCGAGCGCCGGCAACGGAACAGCACCCGAATGCCACTGCGCGCGCTTACTTGGAGTTCGCCCGGGGTTTCCGGTTTGAGCTGATCCAGGGCTGGTTCACCCAGGAAAGCTTCTATTCCCCGGAACACAACGCCGGCAGCGCCACCGTGCGCTTCGCCATGGACAAAGGTGGCTGGTGGGAACGCCTGATTGATCAGCCGCACCGCTTCGGCAAGATGAAAGCGCGCTTCAAGTCCAAGGACAGCTACCGCGGCGTCTGGTGGTGTCCACCTTGTGTTGACCTGCTTGAAGCCAAGGAAATCTGGATTGTCGAAGGGATTTTCGACGCCATCGCCCTGGTGCATAACGACATCGCAGCCGTATCTGCCATGTCATCCAATGCGTTCCCTGGCGACTCGCTCAAAGCCCTGGTTAAAACCCGGGAAGGCGGCAAGCTGCCCAAGCTAGTTTGGGCCTTGGATAACGAACCCAGCGCCAATGCCTACACCCGACGGTGGGTGCGTGAAGCCCGTGCCCTGGGCTTCGTCTGCGAGTCAGCACAGATCCCGCAACGTGACGGCCGCAAGGCAGATTGGAACGATCTGCATCAGCGCTGGAACTTCATCCAGGACGAAACTAAACGCGCCGATCAAATCGCCACGGACCTCAAGCAAGCGCGCCACCAAGGCGCCCTGCTGCTGGCCGAGAGCGCAGCAGAAAAGGCCTTGCTCATGTACGACTGGAACAAGCGCGGTGAATTTCACCTGGGCTTTGGAAGCCGGCTGTACTGGTTCAAGTTGGACATGGAGAAATTCAACCGCGCCATGTCCGACATCGAGGACAGCGAGAACCACGACGACCAGCTGCTAAACCAGGCGCAACAACGCGAAAAAGCGCTGCAGCAGTCCGGCAGCGTTGTAGAAATCGCCAACTGCTATCCCCAGGCGCTGTATTTCCAACGTAACGAGGTAACAGACGAGTCCTGGTATTACATGCGCGTGGACTTCCCCCACGACTCCGAAAGCGTGAAAAACACCTTCACCAGCGGCCAGCTGTCGGCCGCCAGCGAATTCAAAAAGCGGCTGCTCGGTATGGCGGCGGGTGCCATGTTTACCGGAAGTGGCCAGCAGCTCGACAAGCTCATGAAAGACCAGCTGTTCGGCATCAAAACCGTTTCCACGATCGACTACGTGGGCTACAGCAAGGAGTACGCCTGCTACGTCTACGGCGATATCGCGATCAAGGACGGCACGACCTACAAGGTCAACAGCGAAGACTATTTTGAGTTCGGCAAACTGCGCCTGAAAACGCTGCAGAAAGGTGTCCCGGTCAGGCTGCAGCGCGAAGCCAAGGGCTTTGACGAGAAGTGGGTGCAGTTGCTCTGGACCTGTTTTGGAGCCCAGGGGTTCGTCGCCCTGGTGTTCTTCTTCGGCTCGCTGTTTTGCGAACAGATCCGGGGCCGCTACCAGTCGTTCCCGTTCCTGGAAGCCACCGGCGAGGCCGGCGCCGGCAAAACCACGCTGCTGAACTTGCTCTGGAAGCTGCTCGGCCGTGAGGGTTACGAGGGCTTCGACCCCATGAAATCAACCAAGGCCGGGCGCTCTCGCCTGATGGGCCAGGTATCCGGCATGCCGGTTGTGTTCCTGGAAGCCGATCGCCACGGCGATGATCGGGCCCACGCCAAAACCTTCGAATGGGACGAGCTGAAAGACTTCTTCGGCGGCGGCACCCTGGCAACCAAAGGGGTTAAGACGGCGGGCAACGAGACGTATGAACCGCCCTTCCGGGGAACGATCGCCATCAGCCAGAACGCGGCCGTGGTGGCCCACGAAGCAATCATGACGCGGATTGTGAAGCTGCACTTTGTGCGCCCGATCGTCACGCCGGAAAGCCGCGCTGCAGCGGATCAACTCAATGCCCTGGACGGCGGAACCCTCAGCCACTTCCTATTGCGGGCGGTGAGCAAAGAATCTGCGGTGCTTGAGTTGTTCGCCCAGCGTATGCCCGAACACGAATCGAAGCTGCGCCGTTTGCACACCCATTGCTTCGCCTGCAGCACGGCCTATACCAGCGATCAGGGCAACTGCACCAGCTGCGGTTATGACCTGCGCGGCTACATCCGCGTGGAGCGCATCAGCAAGAACCACGCGCAAATGCTCTCGCTGCTGGACGCTATTCGCCTGGTCCTGAAATTAAGTGACCCCCAAGTCGCTGCCACCCAGCGCCAGATTGTGCGCATGGCCATCGAGCGCCAGGCGTCGATCAGCTCTGACCATGCGGCCGTCGCCGAGTTTTGGGAGGTGTACGACTACCTCGAATCCTTGAGCGAAGACCCGGTGGTTGACCACAGCACCGACCCTGCAGTGATCGCCATCAACCTCAACGAGTTTTGCGAGCGCGCCGCTGAACACAAACAGAAGTTGGCCGACGTGGCCACGTTGCGCGATCTGCTCAAAGAGTCGCGTTCCCACAAGTTCCTCGACAGCAACAAGGCGGTTCACAGCGCTGTACGTGCCGCATTCAACAACCGCAATCCGTGTTCACAACCCCGGCCAACCACAGTGAAGTGCTGGACATTTAAGGCGTAAAGGAGAGCAAGACCGATGCAAATCCAAGTGTTTATGGGCAGTGCCGGCGACGGCAATACCAGCAAGCTGCAGGCCGTGCAGGACCGGCTGGACTTCGTAGACGTGAGCGCGCCGATCATCCAGGCAGGTGCCTATGGGGAGGATGGCTTGCTGGAGATTCTGGAAGTTCGTGCCGCCGGTGGCCAGCGCGAAATCCTGGTGGACGACTGCAGCCGGCAACAGATTTTGAGGGTGTTGGAATGGCAATCATGCAGTGAACATGAGCCGAATTTTGAAGGCCTGGTGATCCACCTGGCGCGTAAGGACTGACCTGTAAAAAAGCAGTGTCGAGGAGTTGCAGCTCCCCGACACCCAACCACTACTGAGGACTAAAGCATGCAAGCACAGACCCAAAGCAGCAGCGGCACGAAGGCTACCACACCGGCACGACACCTGGTGGCCACCGCGATTATCGGCGCGGCCGTCATCGGCTACCTGGTGCACAAAACCCCTGAGGCACGCACCCGTCTCGAAAGCCTCAGCCAGATGGCCAGCACCCTGGGCGAACTGAGCGCCACCGACGCGGCCGTGGTTGCTCGCCTGCTCGCCAACCCACAAACCCGAGGGGCCACGCGCCATGTCTAACCGCTGCGAGAGTACGCCGGCGCGGCGTTTCCCCTGGAACATCGACTACACCAGCCTTTGTGACCAATGCGGCCAATGGCGTGCCCAGGGCAACCACTTGAAATGCAGCCGGCGGCGCCAGCTGCAGAATGCCCATCTACGCAACCACACGCCCAAACGGTAAGCCGCGTCCACCAGAAGATGCGCTTCCAGATACTTGGCCCGGAAACGGGCCTTTTTGTTTCCGATCGTCAGACTGTCGTTATACGAGCACAGCGTTAGGGGTTTACATGAGTGGGGTCGAAGCTCGCGGTAATTCCGTGAGAATCTATTTTCAATACGACGGCGAAAAATGCCGCGAATCGATACCAGGAGGAAACAAACCGGCAACGGTGGCCCAGGCCAGGCGCTTGCTCGCCATCATTGAATACGAGATCGACTCAGGCACCTTTGATTACGCGCGCCATTTTCCCAACTCAGCCAGGCTGGTGGAAAACACCTTCGGCCACTACCTGGATCTGTGGCTGCGGATTAAGGCCAACAGCGTGGCGGCCTCCAGTTATCGGGGCTACGCCAACAAGGCCGAAGTGCACGTGCGGCCGCGCTGGGGCAAGGTGCAGATCAACGCAATCGACCACCTGGACCTGCAGGTGTGGATTCAGGACACGCTGTCCAAGACCCTCAAAAACAAGACCATCCGCGACATCATCAGCAACGTGCGCCAGGTATTCCGCCTCTACCGTACCCGAATGAAAGTCGCCCATGACCCCACCGAGGGCTTGATGGTCCGCCTGCCCGATCCTGAGGCGCCTGACCCGTTCACCCGGGCCGAAATCAAGCAGATCCTGGACACGCCGACCACCCGCACCTATGAACTGTTGATGGTGCAATTCATGCTGTGGGCCGGGCCCCGGGTTTCTGAAACCATCGCTTTGGCGTGGGAAGACGTCGACCTGGAACAGGGGACGGTGACCTTTCGCCGATCGAAGGTACGCGGTGCCTATCGAGTGACCAAAACCCGCCGCTCGATGCGCAAGGTGCGCCTGTTGGCGCCCGCCTGGGACGCGTTGCGCAAACTCGATGCGCTGACGCGAAAGCGCAAAGCCGAAACCGTCGAGATCGTTGAGCGAGACAACAAAACGGTTCGCAAACACACCCTGCACTTCGTGTTCTTGAACACCAAAAGCGGCCTGCCGCATGCCAACGACTTTGTGGTGCGCGACCGGTTCTTCAAGGCTCATTTGCTCGCGGCGAAGGTTCGCTACCGGGGGCCTGGCCAATGCCGGCACACCTACGCCAGCCAGTTGCTGACCACGGGCATTGCCTCAATCGATTGGATCGCCGAACAGATGGGGCACACCAACGGCAACATGATCCGCCAGCACTATGGGACGTGGATTAACGAGGACGGGCCGGACGTGGTGGGGATGCTGCAGTTGGCCCTGAAGCTGTCACCGGTCACAGCTCAACACTGAATCCAGTCAGCCCCACCGCTTCGGCGAACCGGCCCACGGCGGTCAGACTCGACCAGGTGCGCAACGGCTCACGGCGTGAACGCACAGGTATCAAGCGCGCCGTGGGCCCACCCAATCGAACAGAGAGGGTCCACTTACTGCTATCGCCCGCCACACGGCCCACCACGGTTTCGCGGATCGCGTGCTGGCTGACCAAGGCGCTCAAGGTGTCTGACTGGATCGCTTCACCATTCATGGCATCAGGTCCCTGCGGCGTCGTGCAGCGGCTTCCTCGACAGCGATAAACAACGCCTCAATAGTGGACGGGGTCAGCGCGCGCGAAGCTTCCACCCCTTCCACAAAGCCTTCGGCGCGCTCCTGGGCGAGTTCCAAGGCGTGCAGATCAGCGGCGCGCGCCAAGCGAGCCAGGTGATTGGCCAATTTTGTGCGGATCAAATCCGGCAAGTTGGTACCACTTTGCGAAAACACGATGCTCACACTCGGTCCCGCCAGGCGCTCGCCAGCGCCTCGAAGGGCACAGCAAAGCCGAGTATGTCAGGGGCCACACGATTGACCGCCAGCCAAGAAAACAGCAGAGCGCAGGCCTCGGCCAGCTCTTGATCAAGCAACCAAAGGTCGGTCAGGGCAAATCCGCCGTGTTCTTCGGCGTTCCACCAGCTTAATAGAAAGCTGGCCACCACCCGTCCTTGGTCGGTGTCGTACTGGGCGGTGGTCAACAACTGCTCCAAGGCATGTTGCGTATGAGGATCGAGGACAGGGACAGCATTCACAGGGTCGGTTCCTTATCGAGCCAGCGACAGTTGGTACTGCAAAACCAACACAGGGGGGTGTGGTAGACCAGGCTAGGGGGTGGTGGTTTCCATGCCCACAAAAAAAGGCCCCCACACCTGGTTCAAGTGTAGGGGCCTTTTTGACATAAGAGGGGTTATTCGAAATCAGTCAGCTACCGGACGCGCGCCCCAATGCCTCGGCGGCGGCCCCGCGAACAATCGACGGGGTCAGTGGATCATTGAGGACACTCATCAATGCTTCAACGGCGTCGGGCTCCTTAATAAATCCTAAACCCCGAGCGGCACCTATCCTGACCTCCGGATGAGTCGTGACGCTTGAAACAATTTCAATCAATAGTGTCAGTGCCTCTGCGCTCATAAGTGTCCCACTAAGTTGGAAAAATTTCGTTCCACGTCCGGGTCCATCAAGTACAAAGATGGCGCAAAACATTTCTTGTGCATGAGAACGACCATTGGCGGTTTAAAGGGTCAGGCCCGCTTAGCGATGCATTGCACTAGGTCTGTAACGATCCTGCGCTCGCGTGGCGGTAACTGGTTAAACGCCACATTGAAGTCGGCTTCGTCATGAGGTGCGTGTTTGCCAGTTAATACGTACAGCACGTCAACCCCAATTCCTGCCAGCTGCGCCAGATAGATCGCGCTAGGGCTTCGAATATCACGCTCATACTTAGATTGTGCATTTGATAGAACGCCGCCCACTGCTGCGAAGTCCCTCTGCGTGCGCTTCAGCCGAAGACGCTCTTCGCGCAGCCGCTTACCAATTTGGTCCAT